TGAATAAGGAATCAACGTAGAAACGTATGCCGCTTTATTCAAACTGAATAGACTTCTGCCAACCCAACGGGAGAATCCGATGAGCAAAATCCCAAAAAGCGTCCGTCTCCTCCGTAAACTGGAGCAGCTACGGGAGATAGAGGTCCGTGTGAACGGGAAGGTCCAGAAATTCGACCTTTCTTCAGAATTTCGCTTGACAGCGGCGGACGTGGAGGATAAGATGTACGTGGAAGCGGAGCAGTACGCCTTCTGGAGAAGCCTACTGGTCCGCAGCCGCCAAGAGCTACGGGCACTTCAATACAAGCTGGACAAGGCGATCTCCGAGGCAGAGGTCGGTCTTCGCCTCTACGCCGAGCAGGAGAACGAACCCTGGTCCGAGTGGGAGATCAAACACCGCGTCCAGCTTCAGAACACGGTGAAGAACGCCCGGAAGAAGTTGGACAAGAAAAAGACGGAGGTAGAGACGCTTGAGATGATGGTGACGGGGATGGAGTTTCTCCGGTCGATGACGATGCTCGCCGCGTCCGCCAAGAAACGCACCCTGTCGGAATGAAGGAACGTCCACGGAAGGAAGAAGAATGGCACTGAGCAAAACCCGAAAAGCCCAACTGGCGAACATCAGCGGCGGAAGGAGCGACTTCTACACGTTCTCGAAGCTGTCCAGCGGGCGAATCCGCATCGTTCCCCCCATCGACGAGAAAAAACCGATTTTCGTGCAGCGGGGGGTACACTTCATCGGCGGAGAGCCGTACAACTGCCCTCGCATCTGCCAGGGTAAAAGCTGCCCCATCTGTAAGGTGCTGGACCAGCTTGCCAACTCCGGCAACGAGCGCGACGAGAAAATCGCCAACGACGCAAAAGCCAGCACGAAGTACCTCTGCCGCATCATCGACCGCACGAAGCGGAAGAAGGCAAAGGTGATCGTCGCTGAGCTTCCGTTTGCCGTCTTCGACGTCGCACGTACCGCACTGGAAGGCGTGGGGGACGAAGGAGACGACGAGGGTGAAGACATCGTTGACCCGGTGGAGGGGAAGGACATCCTCTGGACCAAGAGGGGGCAAGCCAGGCGGACGAAGTATTCCGCAAAGGTTTCCGTGAAGTCCTCTCCGATTGCCGAAAGCCCCAAGAAAATCAAAAAACTGCTGAAGGAAGCCGAGGAAATCGACCTCGAACGCTTCACGGCGACCCCGAACAAGAAGAAGCTGGAGAAGCTGGCTCGGAAGCTGATGAAGGGTGTCGTCGTCGATGACGAGGAAGAGGACGTATACACCGACGACGATGACGACGACGAGGAGGGTACGGACCTCACCAAGCGCCTTGAGAAGCGCCTGAAGAAGTCGAAGAAGAAAAAGAAGAAGGACGCGGACGTGAGCCGCCCCAAGAAGAAAAAGAAGTCGAAGAAACGCAAGAAGTAACTGATGACCGCCCCAAAGAAGAACAAAAAGAAAAAGCCTGGGGAAGTCCACGTCCCGACCGTGACAGAAGAGTTCGCAGAGCTTCGGGAGCAGGTGGCGGAAATCGTCCCCGACGCCGTCATCTTCTCGGAAAGCCCTTCGCTGAAGGACGTCACGGACTGGGTGCCGACGGGATTTCCTTGGCTCGACCTCGTCATCTCCGGCGGGCGGGGCTTCCCGGTCGGTCGCGTCGTGCAGATCAGCGGGAAGTTCGGAGTCGGGAAGTCCGCGCTGTGCGAGAGCCTCGTACGGTCCTTCCAGGACAAAGAGATGTACGCCGCGTGGTTGGACTTCGAGGTGTCCCTGTCACCTTCGCATCTCGCGTCGTACGGAGTCCTTCCCGAACGCTTCCTCTACACCACCCCGGATTCCATCGAACAAGGCTTCGACATCGTGAACGCCGCGATGGAGAAGCAGTTGCCGACTTTGTTCGTGTGGGATTCCGTGACCGCCGCCCAGCCCAACGTCGAACGTGACGCGGGCGGGATGGACGAAACCAAACGGCGCCCTGGCGCGCACGCACTGTCCTACTCGATGGGAATGCGCGGCATCAACGCCAGGCTCGCCAACGCCAACAGCACGCTCGTCTTCATCAACCAGCTACGTCAGAACATCCAGACGCAAGGCTTCGCCGCGAACAAGTGGACCCGCTCCGGCGGCGTCGCCCTGGACTTCTACTCGCACTTGATTCTCCAGATCACGAAAATCAAGACGCTCACGAAGGGGAGCGACCACAACAAGCGCCGCACCGGAGCGATTCTGAAAATCGAAGCCGTAAAAACGAAATTCGCCCCGGAGGGAGCGGCTTGTGAAATCATCCTCAGTTACAAGCGGGGGCTGGACAAGGAAGCGTCCCTGCTCCATTTCCTCAAGAAGCGCGGAAAAGTGAAGGCCGCCGGCAGAAAGGGGGTGCGTATCGAAGGTTCCGAAGAAACATTCAAGGAAAACAAGTGGCGCGTGTTCTTCCGTGATAACCGCGACCTCGTGAACGGCGTACTGGAGGACGCTCTCGAAGAACTGAAGGAAGTTCTCCACAAGGACGACTAGGAGAAAAACAATGCCGAAGAAGACGAAGAAGGAAAAGAAGGCCCCCAGCAAGAAGACTGCCGAGAAGAAGAAGAGTGCTGTCAAGAAGCCGAAGTTGACCGAGCACCAGGAGTTCCACGAAAACTTCCCCATCAAGAAGGTCAAAATCCTCAAGGGATTCAACCCCCGCATCGACGAAGGGGACATCGAAGGAATCCTGGCAAGCATCAAGCAGAAGGGAATCCGCAACCCGATTCTCTGCCGCCCCGGTGAAAAGTCCGGGACGGTGGAAGTCATCGACGGACACCGCCGCCTGAAGTGCGCGAAGAAGCTCGGTCTGGAAACCATCCCGGTCATCATCGACAACCGGCTTCGTGACGAGGTCGAGGCGCTTGCCGCCGCGTTCGTTCTGAACGACCAGGCCGGTCGCCACAACTTCTCCACCCAGGAGCTTGCCGAGTGCGTAAGCCGCATGATGGCGAAGGGGATGAAGCAGCAGCAGGTGGCGAAGAAGCTCGGCATCAGTCAGGCTCGCGTCTCCCGCGCCTACAACATGCACAAGCTGCCCGACCGGATCAAAAACATGGTGCGGAAGGGCGACCTCTCCGAGTCGGCGGCTCTGGCGGTCGCGGAAATCGACCCCGAGATTCAGCCGGTCGTCGCCAACAAGCTCCGCCCGAACATGACGCAGGCCGACGTGCGCGAACTGGCCGCCGAGGTCGCGGAGGACAAGGGCCTGGAGACGGCGCGCAAGCGCAAGCCGCGTTCGCGGAAGGACGAGGGTGAGGATGACGGCAAGGTGGCGCCGAAGAAGCGTTCAGACGTCATCACCATGCGGAAGGCCAACGAGATGCTCATGGCAATCCGCACCCTCACGTCCCAGTACCTCGCCGCAATCGAGAAGAACAAGAACGCCGAGTCGGAAGAGGACCAGCTTGACCTGGACTTCTACAAGGCGATCTACTGCGGTCTGTTCTACGCCGCCAGCATGGTCAGCCATCTGAACACCTCGAACAAGGAGTTCGACAAGGCGCTCAACTGGGCGGTGAAGGACTACCAGCGGTACAAGAAGGAGGCGCTGACCGCCGAGAAGGCGAAGGCGGCCAAGGAGCGCAAGTCGAAGAAGGAAGCCAAGAAGAAAGGCGGCGAAGCGAAGAAGGCCAAGAAGCGTGGCCGGAAGGCGAAGAAGGGGGCGAAGGCGTAAAACCTATCTCCTCCGTGGACGGTGAGGGGGCTCCCGATTCTGCACCCCACGGGAGCCCCCTCCCTCCGATTTCCGGCGAGGCTCGACATGGCGAAATGGGAACGCGCGGTCCTTCTGGTTGACGTCAGCAACCTGGTGGCCCGGTACACGCACGTACACAAACGCCTCACCAGCCCTTCAGGGAAGTTCACGGGCGGCGTGTATGGCGCCGTGGAGGGCATTCGAGGCGTCCTGACTCGTGAGATGAACGGGGACGCTTGTGGAATCATTCTGTGCCACGACAACGGCACTCCAGCCTTCCGCAAGAAGCTCTGTCCAGAGTACAAGGAAAACCGCAAGGACAACCGGAAGCGGAACAAGAGCAGTCAGGACTTCCACGAGAAGCTGATCGACCAACTGAACGCACTACCGGAGGTCAGCCGCAGTCTCGGAATCTTCGACGCCCGCGCCATTGGCTTCGAGGCCGATGACATCGCTGCGTTCCTGGTTCGGTACGTCCTGAAGAAGCACCGCATCCTGTTGTTCAGCGGCGACCGCGACTGGTCCCAACTGACGGACGGGAAGCGTGTGGGGCATTTCATCCCCAACTATGGGGTGGTCGAGCGCGTTCCGAAAACGTTTTTGCTCGCCCGGGCGCTGAAGGGCGACTCCGCCGACAACATCAAAGGCGTACCGGGAATCGGTGAGAAGTCGGCAACACGGTTGCTGATAAATCATCCGTTCCGCAAGCCGGACGACTTCATCGCCGCCCTCAGCGAAGACGACCGAATCGAGAAGAAGGTACTGGACAACCAGGACAAACTCCGGGCAGCATACAAGGCGATGAATTTGCGACTTTCGGCAAAGAAAATCGCAAAACGCATCGAGAAAGTAGTACGCATCACCAGGAATGAACCGAACGCCAAGGAGTTCAAGCGAGTCTGCAAGCGCCTCGGGATGAACTCGTACCTGGCGCTCATCACGTCGGCCATGCAGCCCTTCGTTCGGTCCTGGGAAACCGCCGAAGAAAAACTGCTCTGGAAGAAGATATGCTCGCAGTTACCGCCGACCTGCACCTCCACAACTTCCGAGAGTACGCCAAAACGGACGAGAAGACGGGGATGAACTCCCGTCTCAAGGAAATCGTGAAGGCGGTACGTTGGATGGCGAAGCGCAGCGTGAAGGCCGGCGCGGAGTATTTCATCGTCGCGGGCGACTTCTTCCACTCGCGCCGGTCAATCGAAATCTCCGTCCTACACGCGGCTGCCGACCTGGTGGACTTCCTCAGCGGCAAGTTCGAGAAGGTCGTCGTGCTCATCGGCAACCACGACCTTTCCATGACTGGAGGGACGCACAACTCGGTGCGGGCGTTGCGCCGCAAGAACGTCGTGGTCGTGGACAAGCCGACCGTCCTGGACCTCGGTGAGAAGATCGGCTTCCTGCCGTGGGAGACGAAACCTACCGAGGTGCGTAAGGCTTTCCGTGAGTTCAGCCAGCAAAACGCCGCCGGAGTCGTGTGCCACTTGGCGTTGGACAAGGCGCTCAGCGGTCCCTCAGACTTCGAGGTGCCGGGGGTCATCAAGCTGTCGGACTTGTCGAAGGGACGGCATCGTTGGGTCCTGATGGGCCACTATCACAAGACGCAATCCTGGAAGAAAAATGAAAAACTCATCGCCTACGTGGGTTCACCGTTGCAGCACAACTGGGGAGAACGAGGAGAGAAAAAAGGATTCTGGCTCGTCGAAAAAGGAAAAAGACCGAGATTTGTGGAAAACGATAAGAGCCCGCGATTCGTGCTGGTCGAAACGAAGGAAGATGCAGAAGCCGTACGACCGCAAGATTACGTGAAGGTCGTGCGAAAGGGAGCACGAAAGCACTTGACGGACAAAAACGAAAACGTCATCATTGTCCCCGAGCAGCGGGACGATGAGATAAAAGTCCGTCTTCCAGACCGAGCGAAAGGAGATCGTGAACTGATACGCGCGTATCTCAAGTACGCGAAGGTTCCAGAACGATTGAATCCGAAATACGTGGAAGACATCGGGAACCTCCTACTTGAGCAGATATAGCCCTCCGCCGAGCCGATGCCCAACGCACGACCTCCCACGTCTTTCTCCTTCCAAGGCTCGGAATTTCCCGCCACCGGCCCCTTCACCATGCCGAGCCTCTCAACGGGGCTCGGCCATTTCTTTGGATGGGATGACGGAAGTCTATTCAATTTGAATAAAGGAATGTCCGATGCCCGACGTACTAGAAAGAGCCACGCTTCTCGTGGACTTCGTAGCCGAGCGTCTCGGTGATACGCCGGATACCAAGGTTCTCCGCGAAATGCCTCCCACTCAAGCGGTAGGGACGCTGAACATATGCAAGAAGTGTGGGCGGTATCTCATGGATGACAACGACGTAATCCGCGTCCTCACCGAGAAAGACAATCCTGCGGAGATGCTGGACGTGTTCGTGTCAGTCATGCGGGAGCACAAGAAGTCGTGTCCCGCCAATGACAACACGAACATTCGATATGGCGTCTTATCGCGGACCATGAACGCCGTCGTCACGGTCATCTACTGGTCCGCGATAATCGGCGTTCCAGTGACGGTGTTCAGCTTCGGGGTACTCGACTTCATAGAGAAGACCGGCATGGTCGGCGGGTTCCTTCTCGTTCTCTGGGGGCTGTTCTTCTACACCGAAACCAAGAAGAAATGAAACTTCTTAGCCTACACCTGAGAAACTTCATCTCCGTGAAGAAGCTCAGCATCGACTTCGAGAAGCTGAACGGCATCACGGTGATCGACGGTCGCAACGGCAGCGGCAAGAGCGCCGTGTTCATCGAGGCGATAGTCTGGCTGCTGTATGGAAAGACCATCCGAAAAATCCGCGTGACGGACATCATGCGCGAAGGTTCGGACGAAGCCACGCAAGTCAGCGGAACGCTGTTGATGGACGACGGGAGGACGCTGCTCATCGAACGGTCGCGTGGCAAGCACGGCGCGTCGTTGAATTTCTCGTTCATCGGCGGGAAGGGAGGGACTACCTCCGGCAAGCAGGAAGTCCTGGAGAGAATCATCGGGTTCGATTTCAAGCTGTTCACCTCCAGCGTCGTGTTCGGCGGAGCGGGAATTTCGTCGTTCTGTGCGCTGTCGGACGCCGACCGCAAGGACGTGCTGGAGCGTCTGTTAGACCTGGAACGCTATTCACGTGCCGCACAAATCGCCGCCGAAACTTCCGGCAGAATCAGCCTGAAGGAAGAACAAGCGCGAAAGGAATGCGACCGACTTTCCTATCTCCTGGAGGAAGAAAATCAGAACAAGGTCAAGTGGGAGGTGGAGAAGAAGCGGTTCGAGTCGAAGCGGGAAAAGGAAATCGAAGAACGGAAGAAAAAACTCGCCGGGTTGCAGGAAATGCTGGAGGAGTACAAACAGCAACTCGTCTTCGAGGAGAAGAAGTTCGCTGACGAACGCTCCGCGTACGAAAAGCAAAATGCGAAATGGAAGAAGCGTGCCGACGAGCTTGAGAGCGAACTGAAAGTAGCGACCACCAGGCGCCTCAAGGCGAAAGCCAACCTCGAAATAGCACGCACCGAACTCGACAACGCCAAGGAAGAAGCTCGCCGCGTGGAGGCTGAAGAACCTCCGCCTGTGTGTCCGTTCTGCGGGACTCCGCGTGAGAAGTGGCCGGACCCGAAGATTCGCCCGGTGAGCGTGGAGGCTCCGCTGAAGCGTCTCCAGAACGCCCGCCAAGCCTACCAGCACGCCAAGAATGCGTATGAGCGCGCGCGGATGATCAGTATGCAAGCCGAGGGCGAGGTGAAGTCGTGGGCGAAGGAAGCTCCTGTTCCACCTGACGACTCTCGCGTCCGCGAAGTGAAGGCCAGCATCCGGGACGCGGAAAAGGACGTGCAGGTAGCAAAGCAAATGCTGGCGGAAGCGGAGAAGCGCCGGAAGAACCCGTACGGAAGGCTGCTGAAGAAATCTCTGGCGCGCATCAAGTCGATGGAGAAGCGCCTGACTGCCTATCGGAACCGGCTGGCACGGTACGAAATCGAGAACGAAGCGGTGAGGTTCTGGGTGACGGGGTTCTCCAGGCGAGGTCTTCCAGGGTACTTGCTCGATGAAGCCGCTCCATTCCTCACGAAGCGTTCACGTCGGTATGCGTCGTTGCTCACCGATGGGATGTTGGACATCCGCTTCAATCCGGCAGAAGGAAAACACGGAAAGGCGTTCCAGCCGCTCGTCGAGAACGCCGACGGCGGATCGTCGTATGACAAATGCTCGAAAGGCGAACGGGCACGTGTCGATCTCTGCGTCCTGTTGGCGCTCCGGGACCTGATGGAATCGCGGGCGGTGGGAGGATTCGACCAGATTTTCCTGGACGAAGTGTTTGACGGTCTGGATGATGAAGGATTGGAGCGAGTGATGGTCATGCTGCGTAAGGTGTTCAAGAACCGCAGCGTCTTCGTCATCACCCACAATCCGGCCCTGAAGAACGAAGCGGACCACGCGATAACGGTCGAGAAACGGAACAATGCGACCGTGCTGAAGTATCTGGACGGAGAATAAGGATGGGGCGAAGGAAGAACTCGAAAGCCAAGGGAAACCGCTTCGAGATACAAGTCTGTCGGATGCTGACGGACTGGTGGTTCCCTGGTGAGTACGACAGCAAGGCGAAGGCTTCCGAACTTCCGTTCCGCAGAGCGTGGGGGTCAGGCGGGTGGGACAAGCGCGGGGACCCCGGAGACGTGAAGCTGATTACCAGCCTCGACTTCCCGTTCTCGGTGGAAGCGAAGAACCGGCAGTCCTGGTCGTTCGACGCCCTGCTGAAAGGGAACAAGAACTGCGAACTGCTGAAATACTGGGAACAGACGCTTGAAGACGCGAGCGTGAACGGGTTGATCCCGCTGCTGCTGTTCACCCGCAACTACGACAAGGTGTACGCGGCGATACCTTCCGCCTTCGCCTACCACCTGAACGTCGTGTCTCCGCTGTTCTTCCCGTTCGTTACGATACGAGTGGAAGTCGCGGACGGAATGACGATTCTGCTGGCGGAAGAACTGATGAACGTTCCGCGTTCCATCATCGAGCGGGCTGTCGGGAAGATGATGAGTAGAACGGCATGACCACGATGCTTTCCAGGAATCTATCACCACACGAGCGCGGTCTGATTCGCCGTCTATTCGAGCGAGGACCTATCGCGTTGTTCGACGAGGGCTTGAGCGAGGCGGAAATCGCTTCTTTCCTCGCTCGCCCGGAAGTGAAGGACGAACTGACGCGATTGCACCAGGCGTTCGAGGAACGCGAGGTCACGTCCGAGCGCGTGCGCTTCCACGCGAAGATGCACCTCGCTTCGCTGGCGCCGCTGGCTATCTCCGTCATCGCCAAGGGACTCCAAGGCGACAAAGAGGAAATACGCGACGAACACGGCAATATCATCGAACCTGCCGAACCAGGACCTTCTCCTCATCAGATCAGCTTAGCGAAAGACGTGCTGGTCATGCTCGGTGTCCACAAGGACTTCGAGAAGGACATCCAAATCGAGGGCGATACCATCGTTGACGCGCGCAGCGTGCAAATCAACGTGATTGGCGACGTGGACGCCCTTCCTCCCGAGAGTCGAGAGCGTGTCAGGGAGAGTGTGGAGGCGGTGCTCCGTCAGGTGCGTGACAAGTTCGATGAAGAGTTCGTCCCGAGCAGTGCGAACGTGCTGACGGTGGAAGAACCGCCACCGAAGAAGAGGAAAAAGAAGAAGCGCAAGAAGAAAAGGAAGAAGCGTGACTGATGTCTATTCAAACTGAATAAGCATCTGTCAAAAAATCCTTTTCCTTATTCAAATTGAATAGACTTTCGTCATGGCAGAGAAGAAGCGCAAAAAGAAGAAAAAGAAGCGCCGGAAGGTCCGCAGCGAGAAACGCTACGGCGAGAACTCCATTCGTGAGATCATCGCCACGCAGCTTTCCGGGTTGTCGGAAAGGGAACGTGAAATCGCCCTGAAAGCGCTGCGGGCGGAGTTCTCGGACGACATCGTGGATGACGCGCTCGCCATTCTCTACGACCCAGACTACAAGAGCCGCCCGGTCAGCATCGAGCAGTACCTCGAAGACCCGTACTACCTGGGCTGGGACGACATCTACGACGTCTGGAAGAACGAACTGAACGACCTGTTCCACCCCGCCAACAAGTACCAGGAGTGGATTCTCGGCGGGTGTATCGGAGGTGGAAAGACGACGGCGGCAGTCCGTGCGTTCACGTACATCATCTACCGTTATTCCCGTCTACGTGACCCGCACGCCTTCTACGGATTGAGCGCCGCGTCGCTGACCGTATTCGGAATCTACTCCGTCACCAAGATTCAAGCGCAGGACGTAGCCTTCGGCAAAATCCGCTTCATGCTGGAGAACATTCCGTACTTCAAGAAGCGGTTCCCCGTCGTGGAGCGGATCAAACGAGTCATCCGCTTCAGCCGTTACAAACGCGCCCAGGTCATCTCCGGTTCCAAGGAGTTCCATGCTATCGGCATGGACTTGTTCGCCTTCCTGCTGGACGAAGGTAACTTTTTCCAAGGACCAGGGAAAAAATCATCTCTCAAAGAAATCAAGGAAAACGTCACGGAGGCGCTGAAAATCTACAACAACGCCCTCCGACGTATCCGCTCGCGTTTCATGCAGACCGGCGGTGGGTTCCCTGGAATGGTGTTTCTCATCTCCTCGAAGGGGAACGAGAACGCCTTCCTGGAGGAACACATTCGCAACGCGGAAGACCGGATTCGCAGCGGCGAGGTGAAGCTGACCGAGTTCGCCATCTGGGAAGTCAAGCCGAGCCACTTGTTCATCAAACCGAAGTTCCGCGTCCAGGTGGGAGACGCGACCTTCGAGTCGTACATCCTCCGCGAAGATGAGGAGCCGCGTAACCCCGCAAAGGTCATTGAAGTACCCGGGGAATACTATGAGGACTTCGTGATCGACTGCGAGCAAGCTCTGCGTGACCACGCCGGTATCTCCACCACCGGCGTCTCCGCGCTCATCAAGGACCGCGAAGCCATCGTGGAGTGCATCTCCGATGAAATACGACACCCGTTCGGGCGCCAATCCATCAAGCTCGACTACCGAACGCGCGACAGACTCGAAGATTATTTCCTTGCCGAACAGCTTTTCGTGGTCCGAAATTCCAGGTACTACCCACGCTTCCATCCGCAATCAGGCCGATTTGTCCACGTTGACATCGCTCTTTCAAATGACGCAGCCGGCCTTGCCATTGGACATGTAGGCGAGTTCCGGCGCGTCAAGCGGATGAGAGAAGACCGGATGACCTACTACGAGGACGTAGTACCGATCATCTGGATTGACCTGATGCTCCAGATTCTTCCTCCAGGGAAGGGCGGGGAAATTGGTATCGACAAGATTCGTCAGTTCATCGTGAACCTGCGCGACATGGGCTTGCCGATTCTCTCCGTGTCGGCGGACGGCTACCAGAGCGCCGGGATGCTTCAGATTCTCGGTTCTCTGGACTTGCCGTTCGCCACCGCCCGTCTCTCCGTTGACCGCAACGACGACCCCTATTGCGAACTCAGGAACGCCATCCTCGAACGGCGTATCGTCTACTACCAGTACGACCCGTTCTTGAAAGAAGTCCGCAACCTCATCCACGACATCGACAAACGGAAGGTTGACCACCCGGAGAACAACCCGGACGGGTCGAAAGGCTCGAAGGACGTGAGCGATGCCGTCGCGGCTGTGGTATACCAGTGTATGCAGCAGCCGTTGACCATCACCAACCTTGACAGCGAGCCGGTTCCCCTGCACGTACTTGCCAAACAACACGGGCTAGAACCAAACCCGGAGAACCTTGGTGAGAAACTCCTGAAGCGCGCCGGCGAAATGGCGCGCGTCCACTCCCTACGCCGGAGACGAGAAGATGTTTGAACGATTCTTCGCCTTCATCAAGAACACGTTCGCGCCGGAGAGCGGCGATGACGAAAGGAGTCTCCTGCGTGAAGCCGTGTCGTTGCCTCCCGGCACCCGTATCGGCTTCCACCGGGACATCGGCACGGATATTCAGCCGTCCGACTGGGACGACGACCCGCTGTACCAGGAACCGCAGAAGCGGAAGTACATCCAAGACCTTCTCACCATCGAGAACGAGCGTGGTCGTCGCATCCAGATGTACGAGATGATGGACAAGTCGGACATCGCTTCGACCGCGATTGACCTGTACGCGGAAGATTCCACTCTCCCGAACCCGGACACCGGGAGAGCCATCTGGATCGAGGCGGATGACTCAGCCATCAAGGAAGCCGCCGAGGAACTTCTCGAACATATCCGTGCCGAGGAAGTGATTGCCGCCATCGCTCGGAACATCGCCCTGTACGGTGATTGCTTCGAGCGCGTTCTGTACGACGACAAGAACGGCGTGCGTGACCTTTTCTGGATTCATCCGGCGGACGTGCGGCGCGTTCAAGACGTGTACCGACAGTTGATAGGATTTCAGATCGGTCACAAGTCGTACGGTCCGGTCATGTCCACCACGCCGGAACTCGACCACGGACATCCGAAGCACCCGCGCCGCAGCTTCATCATGGTGGAGCCGTGGGAGGTAATCCATTTCCGCAACACGGGGTACTTCCGCAGCACGCAGTACGGAAAATCAATTTTGCACAACGCAATCCGTCCGTGGCGTCAGATCATCCTCGCGGAAGACCATGCGCTCATGTACCGGCTCTCCCGCCACCCAGACCGACTGCTCTACATCCTCGACACCGGAACGCAAGGTGAGGTGGAGCAGTGGCGTACGCTCAACCGCTTCCGTCGGCGTCTCAAAAAGCAGGAGTTCGTCGATCCCATCAGCGGGCGTTACGACTACCGCGTGAACCCGATTACGCCCATCGAGGACATCTTCATCGCCGTGCCGCGTGACAGCAACACGCGCGTCGAGAAGCTGATGGGGTCGAACAACGTCAACGACGTCACCGACATCGAATACTACCTGCGGAAGTTCTCGGCGGCTGTGCGCATTCCGGCGGAATTTCTCGGCGTACCGCTACGAACCCGCTATCAGTCTCAGGTGTCTCCCGAGCGGTCGCTGGCGGCGCAGAGCGTCATGTACGCCAAGAGCCTCCTGAAGCTCCAGCGGGCCCTGAAAATCGGATTCCGGCACGCCATAATGATTCACCTGCGTCTGAAAACGCACGGCGACCCGGAGAACCTGACGTTCGATTGGCGGATGCCCGGGAAGTCTTTCCGAGTGATGATGCAACCGCCGTCGAACATCGACGAGATGGACCGCCTGGACGTGGAGAACATCCGCGTGACGCTGGCGTCCTCGATGTTGCAACTGATGGGAGACAACCCGCACTTCGACATCTACAACTGGACCGTCTACGCGCTCAAGACCGTCCTCCGCCTCTCCGACCCGGAAATCAGGAAGGTGCTGAACAAAGCTGGTGCGCCGTACGACACGCGGGATGGAGCGTTGAAGGGAGAGGAAAAGCAAGCCGCCGACGCCGTTCTGGCGAAGGCCGGACCGCTCATCGAACGTGTCGTCGCTGGAAAGGGCGACCGCTACCTGGATACCGACCCGAGCGATGACTCGTTCGCGCTTCCGCCGAGCAACGGGGAAGACACATGAACGAAGACTTCAACGAGCAAATCAGGACTGCCGTGAGAAAAGCCGCCAGACGACGAAAGCGTCACCGGAATCAACTTCCGATTCAGTTTCTCGGACTGAATCGCTTCATTAAGAAGAAGACGCCCGCCCCTCACACGTTGGCGTTCAGCATCCGTTTCGCTATCGACGTGGCGCGTTCCCTGCGGATTGACGTCGATTCAGCGTACAAACTTTTGGTGCTGATTTCCGACGTCATGTTTGATAGATTGGAGCGTGGGTTGCCGATTGCGTTTCCCGGCTCGCTCACGCTCTACGTACACACCAAGACCAGCTTGGAAAGGAAACGCACGCTGCGCGTGAAACCGGCTATCTCCCTCGGGGACCGGATTTCACAGTGCCCGCTGACGGAGAGGTTCAATGAGCAATACCGAAAAGCACGACAAGACCTCATCGAAATCTGCGAACGCTTCGGAGGGGGGCTTCCTCGTCGAAGACCGGACGGTGATCGAGATGAGAGCGGAGGACGGGACTCAGAGTTTGGAGCGGACCCCAACGCATCTGCGGAAGACGATCCGCGAGATGGAAAAATCTCCTGGGAAGAAGCTCTACAGAATCCACGAATCCGAGGTCGATTCCGACCCCACGTCATCGGATGACTGAAGTCTATTCAATTTGAATAAGGCCACCTGAATGGCAAATGTCTATTCAGTTTGAATAAGAAAAATCGAAAATGGCAAAGAAGAAGAAGCGCAAGAAGAAAACCGTCATCAGCCAGTTCGAGGTCGTCTCCGTAGAGAAGCTTCGCCCGAACCGCTGGAACTACAACAACCTCAGCCAGTTCGGCATGGACAAGCTCCGCGAGACTATCACCACGGACGGCTTCGTGGCGCCGATCATCGTCTGGGAACCCGAACCCGGAACCTACGAAATCATCGACGGAGAGCACCGCCTGTTCGCCGCGAAGGACTCCGGGTTGGAGAAGGTGAGCATCGTCAACCTCGGTTCCATCCCCGAGGAGCGCGCCAAGGCGCTCACCATCAAGCTGAACGAAATCAAGGGGCACCCCGACACCAAGCTGCTCGCGGACTTGGTGAAGGAAATCGCAGACGCTTCCCACGACCTCGCCCTCACCCTTCCGTTCCCGGACACGGAAATCGAAGAACTGATCAAGTTGGGGAACGAAAGCGTCGATCAAGTCCTTGCCGAAGCCAAAGCTGCCGGTGACGCCGCGTTCGCGGAAGAAGACGAGGCGCCTCCCATCCAGAAGAACAAGACGAAGGACCTGTTCGCCATCCTCAAGATGTCGCAGATGAGCGACGACGAGGAAGAAGAACTGCTCGAACTACTCCGGGACGTCGAGGACGCGCTAGGCGTGGAGAAGCGTCCTTACCGCCTCATCATCAAGGTCCTCCGCCTCTACCTCCGCAGCCTCGAAGAAAAGCCCAAGAAGAAAAAGAAGAAGAGGAAGAAGGCTCATGCTGACGCCTGATGACCTCCGTGCTGGCTTGGAAGTGCGGATGAAGGCGGAATCCGGCCTGGACACGGATACCACCTACCGCATCCACTCATACGACCCCATCTCAGACACGGTCAGACTGGAAGGCGTGCTCGGGAGCTTTTCCGTCTGGCATATCGAAGGAATCGAACTACGTCCGCATATCCCGGCTGAAGAAGCGGGCGTATCTGAAGGAACCCCCTCCGAAGAAGAAACCGAACGTCTGCTGAAGACCTCGGCTGTGGCAGGATTGGACGGCGCCTCTACAATGGCGCTCATCGAGACGCACCTCGTGTGCATCATCAATGCCTGTACGGACGAGGCGACGCAGAAGTTCGCATACCACGCGAGAATGGCACTCCTCCTGTTCTACCACCTCGCGGGGTTAGACAAAGGCGTGGAGGAATGAAGAAAAGCAAGAAGGCTGAACTCCTGAAAAAAGCGAAAAAGGTTTCACGAGAAGTATTCGGAATAAAGAAGCCTTACCCACACCAGAAAAAAGCCTGGAAAGCGGCACTGAGCGGAAAATCCGTTTTCATGGTCATGCCGACCGGAGCCGGGAAGAGTCTCTCGTTCCAGGTTCCGTGCGTCATGCGCGAAGGACTGGCGGTAGTCATCTCCCCGCTCATCGCCCTGATGAGGGAGCAAGTCGGCAAACTGCGGAAGTGCGGTGTGAAGGCGGCTCGCATCTCTCACGACCTTTCCATCGCAAAGACCAGGAAAACCCTACAGCGGATTGCCGACGGGAAAATCAAAATAGTTTATGTTGCTCCCGAGCGCCTGAAGAACCGCGATTTCCTGAAAGCAATCCGCTCCGCCGGCGTGGGAACCATCGTCGTCGATGAGTGCCACTGCGTATCGTACTGGAGCAAGGATTTCCGCCCGATGTATCGGGAAATCGGAAATTTCCGTACGCGATTCCCACACGCCGTGACCTTGGCATTGACCGCTACCGCCGACACCTACGTAGCGGAGGACGTGTGCTCCACGCTGCACATGAAGAACGCCAAGCGGATAGTCGGACTACCGAACCGGGAGAACCTTGAATACCTGGCGGAGTGGGACGCGAATCCGCGCCGTATCCTCACCCATTTCGAGTTGGCGCGTGAAGACGGCGGAGACGGAGTCGCTATCGTCTACTGCGCCTCCCGCAAGAATACGGAGTCGATTGCCAACCGCTTGATGGCGTTGGATAAGGAAGGCTTGAAAATCGCCTTCTAT